AGCAAGGGTTGTCAACCTGTCGTCCAAACAGGCCCAGGAAGCCAACCAGACTTTCCCAGTCGAAACCACGCGCAACGGCTTTCTCTTCCGGCCGTTTTCATGCCAAACATGGTGGTTGCCGCTATTGTTTAGGACCTTGCAAGTCCAACTCGAGTTAGGAGGGTCGTCAACACCCCAAAGTCACCAAAATGGAATGCACGTTAAACAACGCGACTTACAACCAAAAGACGACTCCTCTGCTATTTTGCAGCCCAAAGACAACGCTCAACGAGCGCTGTAAACTTTGGGCTGCCCCGCCTGAGCCGGTGTTCGATTAACCGGCGCAGGCCCTTGCTGCCTTGCAGCAGCCTTTTTTGCCTTTTTCTTCTGTTTTCTCTTCTTCCGACGAGCAACCAAAACATCACCTGCCTGAACACCGGCAGTGACAAGCGGCTTGATAACCTTGTTGCCGGGCATAACTGATATGACCGGATCCAAAGAATTCAAAGCCTGCTTAAGGACCCCCCACAATTTCCCGGTAGTATTGTAGTCCGCCGGATATGCGTCCTTCAACTCCCGAACCACCGAGAAATAGGTAGTCAACGCCACCGGATCGTAGGGTGGCGACAGCTTCAATTGAGGCGACAGTGTGGATGAAGGCGAGACTTGCATCTCGATACCACACCGAACAAAGAAACTGTAACTTGTTGTTGTAGCCAAGTTTCGGGCACTAATATGTGCCCAATTCCCGCTCAACGGTGGCGATGTAGCCTGGCTCACAAGATGGCCGGCTCCATCCAACCTTGTATTCACCAGATCATAGAAAGGGTAGACCTGCTCAGCAGCGTTCACCAAGTGGTAAACGCCACTGTAGGTAGCACCTTCCGTCAAACCCGGCAAAAACATCCCAATCGCTATCTCGTCGCGCTCACTCACCCAATCCTGGCACGTCTCGGTCAGTTTGAGAGGAACATAAGCCCCCTCACGCGACCGATTAAAATAGGCGTTGGGCATCGCCTGAGATCTCGTAAAATCGGGGCGATCCTCTTCAGTCCACTCACACACCGGTGGGACGGACTCAAGCGGACCCTGATACGCTCCTCTGCACCAAGAAAAATGGCGCACACGAGCGGCTACTGGGGGCTGTGCAACCACTATCGTTCCCTGGTTAGCCAAATCCGGGCCGTCCTGATAGACGGTTACCGACATGTAGGCCAACCTCCATCGTTGCGCAAGATTGCGCCACGACTGGTACTTGAGATCGTGCGTTGCACCGTCTATCTGCGAATTCAGCAAAGTCCCACGGACTAAGCCTACGGATGTCTGACGTGAATACGCCATGAAACACAACGGGTGTGGTATCAACGACGCATCAAAAGACCACGTACCAACTGCGTCTGCCTCTGGCGAAAGAGTAAACGTAGACTGGTAATTCATACACAACGACGGCAACGAACTCTGGTCAGGGACCCCTCTCACCTCCGTCATGGGATCTGACGGATGAAGGGCCTTTATGCACCAATCCCTACCTCCGGGGGTTGTGCCGAAGGTCGGATTTCCAACTGAGATGACATTCCGCAACGTCTGCGACATGACTCGAATTTAAACCCCCTCGCGAGTTCCCAGAGGGTTTTTCTAGAGAAGAGCAAACCACTTACGTTTGTTTCCTCCTCCCACTCCATGTATGCGTGGAGCAACCCCAGTTCACCAGTAGCTCTCCAGAGCCCTGTGACCTCAGGATTGTCCACACTCAGAAGATTTTTCCGGACTACTCGAGCCAACTCCTGTCGAAACATTTCTCTAGCGAGTTTGTACTTATCCACATCACCGAACCACAGAATTGCCAATGCAGCAAACTTCGCAAGTTTAAGCAGAGGTTTTCGTTCTGTTTTCTTCTTGTGGATATGCAACGAAGCGAAACTTCTGGGCGAATCAAGACAAAACAGTCTGAATTTACGGCCCTGGTAGTCTCTATAAGAGGTTCTAACCCCCACGAAGACCAACTGATCAACTGGGAGACTCTCGAAAGATTGAAACTCCAGGTAAACTCCAAGACTGTTGTAAGTCTTTTGAATCATCTCTGGTCGAAAACAAGGATCAACACTAGACCAAATCAGGTCGTCACCGCAACAATAAAATCGCAAACGCGATCTAAAGTCTTCTAGCGACCAACCCGACCGAAAAGCATGCAGCGCCATAAGGCACACATGGCACAAACTATTATCAATTGATGTGTTAAAATGACCGGACGGTTGTCCAACCAACGACACAACTTCATCAATCACAAGTGTGTAACCATTGTACATCATAGCGTAGTACCTTTCTACTCGTTCTCGCGGAAGTCCTGCACGAATGCGGAATTCTGCGATCAAAGACGCCATAACCAGCGGAAAACGAGCATCCCACTGGCTACCATCAGCAGCGAAGTTCTCACCCTTGATCGACTCAAGAGAGCAAAACATGCGCACAACATCAAGCCCTGGAACTTGGAAACGGCAAAAGACAGGACTTCTGCCTGTTTCTGAGAGATATACATTCTGTTGATGAAACAGTCTGATTCCCTCAATGTAAGAACTGACATCCTGCGGGCGAAAAAGACGAGCATCTTTCCCAACCGGACGAAGCTCGTCTTTCAAAGTCGAACTTATAACCGAAGTATAAGTCGCATAATAAGTTTCCAGCTGCTCAAGATTGAACTTGGCTAGTGCCTGTCCCTTATTATGGCCGCCAACCACGCGCCACGGGTCCCCGGCGGCTTTGTCATGTTTTTCCTGGAGAAGATCTAACACAACTGGATCTGATGCCAGCTGTGAATGATCCTCCAAAAACGGAAATGTGTCCTCAAGACACATCATGACAAAATCAATCTCCTTCTCGCTCAAACCATGCTGCAAATGGTCGTACTTGGATACACCATTGTGCAGGGATATCATGTCGAGCGGCGCATGAGTGTAGCCCCCGCTACACTCTTCAGTAAAAGCGGTTTGGGGTAAAGTACGCGCCACGCGAGGGACCGCGTGGGTAACGAGCCATGGGTACCTGGTGCTGCACCGGTCTTGAATGCTCGTAGCGTACTGAAATGGGTCGCTTGGTTTCGGGGGACGCTGCAAGCTGGGCAGCTGCAGCACGAACGCGTGGGTTCCGAAAAAACTCAAGAAATTGTTGAGTGACTGCAAGACCTTCTCCGTCAGCATGATGTATGCCAACGATAAAACCTTGCTCGTCAATCACAGGTGCACCACACGTCCCCAACTCAGTCGATAGCTTATACCGAAGGACCAACCCCTCGGCACTCTCGACAACATCGTCCAAAGCCCC